CTGAACCTTGAGCAGTTCCTCTAGCTGCTATTGTTTTTTGTTGTTGTGCTTTTCTATCTGCCGCTGCTTTTTCCTCTGCTGCTTTTTTAGCTGCCGCTTCCTCTGCTAATTGTTTTTGTTTCATTTGTTTAAAAACGTTTGCTTGTTTTTGTTTTCTTCTAAATAATGCTTCTTTTGCCATCATTGTTTTCATATCAAAATCAATTTCATCTGTGTTTGCAGGTGTAGAAGATAATATTCCTGTAAGAGCTGAAAGTGGAATACCTGCTAATTTTAACCAATTAGTAGGATTTTTAATTGCCGTCGTTCCTGTTTGTAATAATCTTTGAGCCATTGGAGAATTGGCGTATGCGCCTGACATTAATTTATTATAAAGATTCATTCCTTTAGTTGCTTGTGCAGGTTTAGTTACTATTTCTTTACCAAAACTAATTCCACCCTGACCTATTCCTCCTCCAATTGGAGAAGTTAAATTTCTTGCAGATGTAACTACACCAAGTTGTCTTGGCCCATATCTCTTGGCAACATCTATATTTGATGTAAATATATTGCCTTTCCCTGCCCATGTTGGAAACGTACCTCCTTTAAATCCTGATGCTGCTATAGCATCAGCAATTGCAGGACTTGTTCCATGATATCCTATATTTACAATTGAACTTAATCCAGCCATTATCTTCTCCCATCCGCTTGTATATCTAATCTAAACGTACCAAGTTTCCAGTGTTGTTTAATACTAGTGTTGTCTACTTTTAAAGCTATCGCTCTTGCTCTTGCACGTGTATCTATTTTAGTCGTCGTTGTCGAAGATGTAAAGGGCCCTAATGAAGAACTTGCTTCTGCATCTGTTGGGTAATTTTTCAAGTTTAATGTAATTCTTGCATCTCCAGTTTGAGTTAAAAAATCTGGAAGAACTCTTCTAATTTTCATCATATACTCACCATCACCTCTTAAATCTGCTCCACCACCTTGAGCTAAAGATATATCAAAATCTCCTGATTGTATACTTGCTGAAATACCAGTTCTTGCTCCACCTTTAATTTGATCTTGTCCTGTTTCATGTTCATAGTAAATAGTCACACCATCAGTATTACCAACTGTAGTATCACTTGTAGCACTTGAATCATATTCTGTTCCATGAGGTTTACCAAATATAGATGAATCTGCCCAAGTACTTCTTGCAAGTGAACTTGTAGTCCATACTGGTCGCTCAGGTGTTGAATCCATAAAGTTATAGGTTACTGATCTATTGTTAGATGCAGCACCACTACCTGGATAGAACCAAGTAACTTCACCAAACAAGTTATTTAATCCTGCATAAATATGGTTTTTAGGAACTGTGTTAATATCATCATAAACATGATCTTCAACTAAACATGCTAAAGATTCTAATTTACCAGTGTATCTAAAGAAACCATTTTCTGACATCCAATAAGCAGAACCATCAACTTCAACCGCTGCGTTCTTACCAATCAATCCACAGTTTGTTCCAACTTGTTGAAATGAGAAAGTAAAAGGCGAACCAACAAATCTCATAATAAACAAAGATGTATCAGTCCAAACATAGATCGCATCTCTACCTCTTATAGCTCCCACGATCCGTGTTCCATCGGCCAGTCTTTGTGTACCAGCGGTATTGGTTGCTGAAGGTGCATAAGAAGTTGAGGCATTAATGCTCTCTTGGTCCGACCAACGTATGTACATATCATCTTGTGTAGTTGTAGTTCCAATAGTTGTTTCAGTTCCAAAAAATACTAAGTGTCTATCAGGTGTAGATACTAAAGTTTGTACTGCTGCTGTTGGTGCATTAGCAACGATTGTTGCTCTTGTAGATGTTGCACCTGTTGCATCTGAATCCCATTCAAAAGTTGCACCATCCACGATAGTTGCAATCAATTTATTTCCATAATTGTCCAAGGACCATAAACCTGGAGCTGTAACAATATCACCTGTTTGTGATGCACCCCATTTAGTATATTCAGAAGCATCAGTTACTGTTACTCCATCACTGTGTGATGCAGCTGTTGTGTTGTCTGACCCTCTAGTTAAACCTGATAAAGTACCTGTACCAGTAGTGTTTGTTGTATAAGCAATTCTTTCATTGTCTATTAAAACTGTTCCTGATGCAGGGAAAGCAGTAGAATCATCTAATACAATACTAGATGATCCTGAAGTTAATGCTCCATCTAAAGTATCAAAAGCTTCTCCAGCTACAGTACCACCCCATAATCCTAATCCCCAACCAGCTGCTGACGCTTCAGTTGCAGGTCCAATTGAATAAAAGTGTTGAACTCTTATTCCACCAGAAGTACTAGCTCCTGAACCAGATTCTGCTGATTCCATTTCAATAGTAAGTGTTGTTGAAGTTGGAACCGTTGTTACCATAAAATTTGTATCATCAAAATCACCAGAACTAAAATTAGAATTAGTAATAGCTGTAAAATTATCTAAACGAATAATATCATATTTAGAAATATTGTGATCAGATGAAAAAGTTAACGTAACTGTGGCATCACCATTAGTTGTGGTAAATGCATTAGTTAAAGTTGTTGTAGCTTTAATAGGAGTAATGTCATAAAATGCTCCTCCTGAATATACATATAAAAATCTATTTGTACCAAGTGCTGCATATTTAATACCACTTGCATTAACAAAATGGTGTAATGCTGTGTTTCTTCCAGTAAGAGTAGCATCGCCTAACTGAGCCCATCCCCCTATTTTTTCAGGTGAACCATATCTAAAACGAACATAATCACCGCTAACCCATTGACCTTCACCACCAGTCGCTGTAACTTGTTTATTAAATCCAGGTTGAAATCTTAATTTTTGTAGCATAATTATCTTGCGTTACAAGGCACTCCATTTGAATTTACGAATGGTGCTTCTGCGAAAGCCATGTAAATATAGGTATCGGAAGAACCATTTGAAGCATCACCTGAATAATAATGTTTAAATCCATTAGAAAGAAAATCGCAATCTACTCCTAATGTTCCTTCAGCATTACTAGCACTTGCTATTAAATATCTATCATTTTCATTATGACCACCTGATGAACTTCTTTTATTGTCCCACATATACCAACCCTCTCCAGACGCACTACTTTGTTTTACTAATAACCAAGCTGGTTTAAATCCGGTGTAAACAAAAATTCCGTCGGTTCCACTTCCGTTGCCGGTGTATGAGCCAAATTTTGAGTAGCCTTGTTTTTCTGTCCATAAATAACCAATTATACTATTTCCATCTCCATTTGTGTATGCACCACCACCTACTGAAAATACACTTGAAGTTGGAGTTGTATCATTCCAAGGTGAAGAAGTTGTGCCTATTGCATCTGTATTACTTAAATAAAAAGTTTTTGTTCCACCACCGTATTTATGATAAGTTGACCAATCTCCAGTAGCACTACGATTTTTTGTAATCATAAAATGAGGAACTGCTGATAAGGAATGAGAAATATTTTGTGATGATCCATTTCCAGTCCATGAAACTATATCAAACCCAGCATCAGCACTCTCTTTCCAGCACCAAGCTACATAGGTTGCAGTATTGTTATTCCAATAAGCATTATCAGAACTTCCAGCAGTTACAGTAAAACCGTCTGATGTAAAAGCAGACATATATCCAAATTCATCAACTCTTCCACTACCTTCAGCACCAGTTCCATTTGTTTGAATTTCTTTATCAACACCAGCTCCTCTAACAGCGTCTAAAACATTGTGTCCAGCGGCATCGTCTCTACGTTTACTCCAGACCATATCTGGTTGAAAGTCCAAGCCACTTAAACTTCTTGGTGTATTTCCATCACCAGTCCAGATTAAAGTTTCAAAATATAAAGTTGGATCATTTAAAGCTTCTGCTACATAAGTTGCCATTTAACCTCCAAACTCCGCTAAGTTTTTAGTACATAATGCGTAATATCCACTAGGTACTGCGTATTCAAAAGCACCATATCCATTAGCATCAGCTACACTTGAAGAATTAGCATAAGCTGGAGAACCAAAATTAACAGAACTATCAGAACCATTATATTCGTGTATTCCAAACATTGTTATAGTATTTGCTGTTAAATTAAAAAGTGAGCCTGTACCTGTTGAGCCTGTTGTAGGATCGCCAGAATTATACCAAGTTCCATTATTACCTATATAAAATTTATTATTATCTCTATCTATTGCAAACATTATAATATCGTTATCTGCTGGTGCAGTTATGGTTAGATTTGTTCCTGTTTTTACTAAAGTTGTGTTACCACCTCTAATATAAGCATCCATAGCCAAAGCAGCACCACCAGCACCATTTAAGTCTGCGTCAGATACACTTTCCCAATCATCAAAAATACCCATATAAGGATAGTCTGATGTTGCATCTGTCATTTTTACTTCCCAATACCATTTACCAGAAAAAGCAAAAGGAATTGTCATTGTTGCTAATCCACTATCAGAACTTGTATTTCCAAGTGTTACTAAATTACCCTCTGAAAGAGTAATATTACTTCCCGTAGCTAAAGGATTTA